AGCCGATTTACACGTCGTAGTAAAGCGCGAACTACGTTCTGCGCGTTTGTAAGGGGTTGCCACGTTGGTGGCGCTGACTATATGCAGGTGAGGCGTTGGCGGGCGTTGGTCGTAATTGGCCGATGTTGGATCTACTGCGGACGCGCTGCGGACGCTTCGTAGGTGGGAGGAAGAGCCGTCAGTTGGCGCGTGGGTACCACGCCGGAATTGCTTCGGGTGGACGAGGGTACTTCTGCAGATCCAACACGTAGGCTTCGTCAGTTGGCGGCACACGCCAGGGTGGGCGTTCGTCGTGATTGAAGTTCCAGCGGTAGTCGCCGGATTTATTGACCGTAAGGTGTGCAGATAGCCACGCGCCCTTACCGAGAGTGGCCATGAAATCGCGCAAATCCATCAGCGCATTTACAAATTCCCTCGGTGGCGCGAAGGGCTCGACATGACCGTCTTTGTAGGTGAGTTCCGCTACGGACTCTCCAACAGGACCCGCCTTGCAGAACGTGATATCGGCTGCCTTCCAATCGCTTTCGGGCAAGTTGTAGTACAACCATTTGACAGCTTCCTCTTGAAGCTGTCCTTGCTTTACCAAGAACGGGGGTTCATCAGTCATCGTCACCGGTTCTCCAAAAATTTGACGCTATCCAGCTTACCGTCGACAAAGGTGTGTACTTCGTACATGTCAGGGCGCATCGAGTTTCCCGGATAGGTGACATTCACCTTCACCTCTACTTGGTGTCCCTGCTGGATAAGGGTCCTCCACTCATTCTCTAAATTTGCGTAACCAACCCGGTTCAACGTTCCGTCCATCGCCGTGAGGTTGATCGCCTCACCAGGACCGCCAAACTGTCGACCGAAGATATGACCACCATGATCGCCGGGCAATCTATCGTCGCCGCCCGCGATGCTCTGCCGATAACCGTTGCGATCACTCGGGTTATCGAGATCCAAGGAGCCGTGCATCTCGGTAGAACGCTTAGCGTCGTCGGTGGTGAACTCGAATCGGTTGTCCACGTTGTAGTGGGTATTCGGTTCGGGGTTGTTCAGGTCGTGATTCCAAGCGCCAGTACCGCCGGATTCGGTAGATACGTGATTTAGGTCAGGGGCGTGGGATGGGCCGCCGTGATCACCGATGGTGCCTGAGTGCTCACCTGTGAACGGGCCTATCTCACCACTGCTATGGCCACCGCTGGGAGCGTCCACGTTGGGGTGTGATGGCCCGTCGAAGAGATGTCCGCCGGGCAGGTCGTGGAGCATGCCGCGCGAGTCAGTGAGAGCGCCACGCGCGGCTGCGCTCTCTTCGATCCCGAGCCGACCAAGCGCACCCTCACCGCCCAACGGCGCTGTCCCCCCGATAATGGCGCCATCGACCGTGGTCTTGCCGATGTTCTCGGGAATCTGCTCGGGATGTTGATACGAAGTGACGGCCTGATCGATCATGTTCTTGGCGTCTTCGGCCATCGCAGCACCAGGGAACAGTGTGCGTTCGATCTGGTGCTCGAGGCCTTTGGCGCTGTTCGTCCATGATTCGGCGAACTTGTCGGCCCCGTTAAGTCCCGCCTTGCTTTTAACCTCATCGATCGTTCCGTCGACGCGGTCGTTGGCGCCCTTAAGGAACTGTTTGGCCACGCCAGAACCGAAACCGTCCTGCGGTTTGGGCGCGCCGGGCATCTTGTCGAGCGCACCGACCGTCCCGGTGAGGCTGCCCGCCTTACTCGGGTCGATGGTCAGCTTGTCGCCCGCGCCAGGTGTCTTCGGGTACAGCTCTTTGTAATTGATCGTGTCACCGCTCGCTGTGGCAGCAGCGGCCTTGGTCGCTCCCGGAGCACCATCGGGGTTAGGTGCGGCAAGATTCTGCATACCGCCCACAACCCCATCGGGCTTGATCGCGGAACCGGGCATTTCCGGCAACGGCCCACCGGCAGCACCAGCCGGGGTCGTCGCGCCGGATGCGTCGGTGGCGTGAATCCCGGCAGCCAGATCATCATTAGCCTGCCCACCGGCAGCACAGAGCTGTTTGAGCGTGGCCGCGATGTAATCCCGATCGGACTTGTTGAAGTCCTTCGTCAGCGGGGTGACTTCCCCCGTCGCCTCGTTAATGGCGAACTTGCCCGCTGCCTCGTTCTCCAACCTCGCTAGCAGCTGTTTGAGGCCCTCGAACTCATCGCCCGCCCCATCAACCTTCCTGCCAGCGTTCTCGTACGCCTCGGCGTCGCGGCCTACCCCTTTGGCGAAGTGCCCGATTTCATGGTCGGCGTTATCGGCGGCCACACCCGTCCAGGTGCCCTTATGCGGCAGGTCCGTAACCCCGGCTTGGGTGGCACGCATCGAGGCCGCCTTGGCCCGCAGTCCTGCGGCTATGTCGCGGATCGACTGGACGCTGACCTTCTTGAGTTCGCCCACCGACAGCGACATCAGGAACCCCCGTAGGCGCGAGTGTTGAAGATCCTGACCTTCGACTCCTCATCGGTGGTGCTAAACGCATACCCGCAGGTGTCGAAGGCATCCCGAAAATGCGTCAACTCATTGGTGATATGCAGCGACTTGGCTTGCAGGTCGGTCGATTTGGTCGACAGCGCAGATGCGGCTACCCCCACCAAGCCTGAGGCTGCTCCGGTGATCTTCGCGTCCGCGGCCCGGTGCGCATCCACGTGATCACGCAGGTGCTTGTCTACCGCGTTGGCCGACGAATGCAGCCGCCCCGGTATCACCTGCAACGGATCTGACATCACACCCCCGAGTCGGTTCGCCAGCAACGCATGTAGACACGATTTTGCCGCACACTACAACAGGACTGCAAACGATGTACAGAAAGCGTGCGGGCACGGCCAGCAATCTGTCACACTCACCATGAGGGTGCCGCCTCGAATCGTTGATCCTCACCAGGTCAGTCGCTTCTCTCCGACAGGCGGCACCCCACTTTCGCCGAACCCGGAAACACCAGCTGCCGGTGACGCCTCCCCTGCCGTCTAACCCACCTCCCAGCGCAAGGGGCGGCACCCCCATCTTTACGACGGTCGACAACCGTTTCAGCTCGGGTCTTGGTATCAGTCGATTATGTTCTTTCAATGGCCGAGCCGGGAAGCGTAAAGCAGTCTCCAACTGCCAAGGATCTGGAGCCCGGAACACTCGGCTGGCAAGTTCAGGTCGCAATAGCCGCTCACTCGTTCTTCAAGCTGCCACACCACCCCGAGGTAGCAACTGCACTAGGCAAGGACACCGCTGCCACCGACTTCTGGTCCGCAACGGACTTCTCTAAATATCTACATGGGCAAGGGCTGCGCGACGCCGGCAATGTCATGGCGCTCACGAAAATTCTCAGCGCCATGGAACGGGCGGGCTACTTGTTGACGGTCGGGGTCGACTACCAAATCCCGTTTCTCGGACAGCACTACTTGACACAGGGAGGCGCTTCGCCAGGTCAGGTCGGCGGAAACCTTTGGCTCTCTGAACTATTCGGCGCAGCACTGATAATCCCCAACTACAACGCCGTTACATTTCAGATCGCGGGAATGGACCACCACGGTAACGAACAGGCTAGCTGGGGAACCGGTCTTGTGCTCGATAGAACACACATAGTGACAAACAAGCACGTCATCGCGAGTCTCGCCAAGAATGGAACCGACCTAACCGTGTCGCCAGCCAGTAATCACGAAGGCGCCACCACCCTCCATTCGCGGGTAATAGCCAAGGTCCATCCCGAACTGGATGTTGCGGTCCTGCAGGCACGGTTCCCGGACGGCCAGGGCTTCTCACGTCTGCGCGGAATGGCATTTCGCGACCCACAATGGGCAGACGAAGTCTTCGTTTTCGGGTACCCCAGGGTGCCTATGACAGCCGAGATGGCCATCACAGTGCAGCGTGGCGAGGTCGTGAATCCGTCTATAGCGACCCCGGCGACGGCCGGGTATGAGCGCCAAAAGACGTTCTTGTACTCGGCGATCGCACGCCCTGGGAACAGCGGTGGACCGATCGTCGCACACGACGGCAGAGTCATCGGTCTGGTGGTCGAAGACTCATTCGAGGCCCCGGAGACCGCCGGCTCCGACGACAAGGCGTCACCGGTTCCAGCGTCCTCGCCGTTCTACCGCGGAATCCCATCGAGCGAAGTTATTCGAGCACTGGAGGACTTGGGCTTTTCGGGACTCGCAACGATGGACGAACTACCCATGGAGAAGTAACTTTTCTAATAGACGAGAGCCATCACCGCGTACTCCCGATTTTTTCGGAGCCGTCCATAAAAAAATTTTCTGACTACCTCCGGAGTCAGGCGGGGTGGGGTTGCTAGGAAAATTGGGGGTGGCATACGTGCTGGTCAGGGCTGGTGTAGGCCAGAGGCCTATACCTTCTGCGGGCGTTCGTAGGGCAACCACGGTGGTGAGCACCTTGGTTGGCACCTACCAGGGTTGGTGTTCGGGGTTGGTGCGCTGCGTGGCGGGGTATCGGCAGCCCGCGCGATGGTCGTCGGGGTTGAATGACCTTGTGCGGCAGGAGCATTGCGCCAGTTCACGCGGCCATGCCAAAGGGTCGGGTTTCAAATCTGACCCTTCCGACTTGCGGCGAGATGACCGGTTCACGATGAACGTTCTCTCAGAAGGACGTGGTCGTCCCCCAGCACGCAAGCTTGCGGGCTGGGGGACGACCTGCGCGTGCGCGCCTGCCTTAATAGAACCATGCGGGTTTGTCGGCGGTGGCGATGTCGTCGGCGCTGTGACCGATTTCGGTTATGGGGACTGCGGTTTCGTTGGGGATTGCGGCCAGTACGTCGGCCATCGCGGGATCGGCTTCGATGAGGGTGACCCAGTGCTTGCGGCGCGGCGCGGTGATCTTGCCTTTGGCGATGGCGTCGTCGACGGAGGCTTCGACTTTGGCGTGCATGGCTGCGGCGGCGAGTTGTCGGCCCTGTGCGGCGTCGTGGCGTAGCGCGGCGACGGTGGCGGTGTCGAGTACCTCGAGCCCGGCTTTGGCGGCGGCTGCGGCGACGGTGGAGGGTTTGGCGGGGTCGACGCCTTCGGCCTGTGCGGCGAGGTCTTTGACCGTGTCGAGCACGAGGGCGGGGTCGGTGGTGTCGGCGGGCAGGCCGAGGGTGTCGAGTAGTTCGGTGGACTGTTCGTCGGTGAGCGTGAAAGCCATGGGAGTTCTCCTGTGTCAGGTCAGTTGAGGCCGGCGAGTTTCTTGGCGGCGTACGGGCGATCGACGGCGAATGCGGGCACGACGTAGGCCTGTACCCAGGTGGAGCGGGTGGCTTTGTCTTCCCAGATGTCCACGGTGAGAGGGGCTTCGAAGCCGATGGTGCCGACCTGGCCTTTCTGGCAGGCGTAGGCGATGCCGGCGGGGATCCGCGGGTTGGACACCATGCGCAGGCCGGCGGATTTGAGTGCGGCTTCGAGGGTGTCGGCGTAGGCCTCGCGGAGTTGGCGGGCCTGTGTCGGGTGTACGACGAGCAGGTCGTGTACGACGCCGAGTTCTTCGAGGTCGGCGCGTTCCTGTAGTTGTGCGAAATGCGCGGTCGGGCGCTGGGCGCTGGGTGTCAGGTTCGCTTCGGGGCCTACGAATGTCAGACCGTTCCACGACCCGGAGGCCGCAACCGAGACGATGCTGGAGGCCTGTAGTTCTTCGACGGTGCGCACGTCGAGCTTGCGCACGATGGTGTTGACCAGCTGTGTGGTCTGCTGGTCGAGGTAGTTCACGTCATTGCGGCGGATCTGTTCGGCGGTGACCTGGAACTTGCCGCCCCAGTCCTCGACGACTGCCAACTTGGGGTCCGGGTCGACGCCCTCGACGATCTTGTATTCGGCGCCGGGGGCGCGCTTCTCGACGTCGGAGGTGAAGAAGTCCGAAGCCTGCACGACGCTGTACAGCAGGCCACCGCCTTGCAGCTGGGTGCCGAACGGGCGGAAGAAGTTGGGCAGCAGGATCTGGTCGTCGGCGAGTTTAGCGATGCGGTCACGCAAGATGCTGGGCTGTTTGAGGGCGACATCGACGGTCAACGACCGGTCGGTCAGGGCGGGCAGCAGTGGGCTAGTCACGGCGTGGGTTCCTTTCAGTACAAGGCGATTTGAGCGTCAAAGGTGTCGGCGGCGCCGGTCACGGCGTAGCCCACGGCGATACCGGCGGCTTTCGTGGTCGCGGTGCCGTTCGCGCCGACTTGCACTTCGGAGCCGGCCGCGATCGCGCCCGTGGCGGTGACCTTCACGACCCCGCCACGGGCCACGCGCACCAGCTGCCCGACGGCGGCGTTGTCGGCGGCCACGCCGAATGCCCGCTCCCCCGCTGCGGCGGTGGTGATGGCGAGGTTGCCGGCGCCGGTGCGGTTCCCGGCGATCTTGACGAACCGCTTGATGGTGACGGCCGCTCCGGTGACTTCGCCGGTGATGTCGCGGCCGGGTTCGTAGACGCGGACGTTGGTCAATGTGGTGGACATGGGTCAGGCTCCAATCGTGTTGCTGGTGCGGTGGTTTCGGCGGCGACGGGCTGCGGCGACAGCGACCGCACGCGCACGGGTCTCAGCGCCCGGGCCCATTTCAGGGTTGACCCTGAACTGGCCAGTGGCGAGGGCTATTCGTCGGGATGCGGCCACGCCGTACAGGTCGGTGACGTCTTGCAGGGAACGCAAAGTGTCGATTCCGGGTGCGGTAGCCCCGAGCAGCGATAGCGCCGAGAGCACCAGCGGCCACACGGTGCCGTCGGTGTCCTGGTAGTCGATCAGGGCCTCTACCGAGCGGTCGGGGTAGGCGCTGGCCAGCACCGCTGCCAGCCGCGCCGGGACGTTCACCAAATCACCGACGAGTGTCTGCCCGTCATCGGTCAGGCGTAGGCCGTCGACGTGCCCGAGGGCCGGTGCGGCGTCGCGCATCGGACCTGCATGTCCGAGCTTGATAACCGGCTTGCGCAACACGCCCGCAGCATGTGCGGCGACCGCGGCTTGCAGGTCCGCCGTCGTGACGGCCCATGTGCCGGTAGAGATTTCCCAGCTGCCAACCTTCACCAACTCGACTCCGCGAATGGTGCGCAGATCAGGGTTGTTGTTCGGCGCGGCGGACGACGGCGGCAAGGTCGATGGCCCAGCGGCCCCCGACGCGTTCGGCGGGCAGCCGGCCGCGGCTGACGAGGTCGCGGACGTTGGCCAGGCTGCAGCCCAGGATGCGGGATGCTTCGGCGGTGCTGATGCTGGCATGTCCGGCAGCGTTCCACGAATCCGCCGATGATGCCGCACAGCCATCTTGCGTTTGGTGTTCGGACGCAAGAATCGCTTGCGTTTCACGCAGTTTCGCGGTCACCGAACGCAGCCGCGCGGTCGGGGTGCAATGCTGTTTGACCAGCACCGATTCCAGCAATTCCATGGCCCTGCACACGTAGTCGAGGTCGTCGGCCTCCAACAGGGCTCCACGCAAGTGCGCGATCATCGCTGCCCGCCCCCTGAGTCGCTGAACGGTGCCAGAGGCTGCGGGTCCGGGGTGGTGGCCCACACCAGCAGCTCCCGACGCAGACCGCCCAGAAGCTGCTCGCGGGCAGCACCTTTGACGTGCGCGAACACCAGGTCGATGATCTGCGGCAGCAGCAACGCATTCGGAGTCAACCCCGGTGTGGCGGCGCACTCGACGATCACCAGGCGCATCGCCGCCTCCCGGCCCTGTTCGTCGCCGATCAGCGCGTGCAGCAGAAACGCCGCCCCGGCACGCCGGCAACGGATTTCACGGCGCACCACCTCCGGATCACGACCACCGGCCGGCAGGCCCGCAGCCGACTCCAGGCCGGCAGCAACGGCCTCCGTGCACGCCTCGCACAGCTGCTCCGCGCCGGCTCGCCCGCACCGCGGGCAGCACGGCCTATCGCCGGTCACGACGCGCCCTCAACGGTCTTGTCGTCAACCGTCCCCCCGTGGGAGACGGTTGCGCCAGGGGCAACGGTCGGCGCGGCGGCTGTGCCGATTTCGTCGACAGCGGCTAACAGCATCCCCGCCAGCGACACGGCCTCGGCACGCGAAGCGGTGAACTTCACCGGCCCGATCTGCATCTGCACCATAAGCGGCTCACCCCGCACCGACACCGAGAACGGCACATCCCGACACGCGTTGATCCTCACCGGTCTACCTCCATCCCCGCGGGCGCGGTCTGTGGTTGCGTACACGACTGTTTAGGTTTGGTAACCACCCACTCAAAGTCACCAGCCGAACTAGTTCCGCCTTGCACGCATGTGCATGGCGGTAAAGGGTTTACTTGTAGGGTTTTCTTTGATGCCCGAAATACGGGCATGAATGTTGCACGGATAGCGGGCATGACAGCGGCTCTGATGTTGCACAAAAAACGGGGCATGACAGCCGCTGCCGTGATGCCCCTATAACGGGCATGACACCGTGATCGTGTTGCCCCTATGGCGGGCATGACGAGTCGGCCTTGTTGCACCGATACGGGGCATGACAACGCCCTCGATGTTGCACGGATAGCGGGCATGACAGCGGCCAGAAGATGCCCGGTATCCGTGCAAGGTGACGATGTACTTCTTGCCCCCATTTCGGGCATCACAGAGGCGATCATGATGCACGGTTTTCGTGCATGGCCGACGGCAACTCGATCGGCCTGGAGTACTCCGCGATCTCTAGATCAGTGAGCCGTCGCCCGCCGGCAGCCAAGACGTAGGCAAACCGGCGCGGCACCGGCTGTCCGTCACGGAAGAAGCCTCGGATCACCAACCGGCCGTCCTTGACCGCAGCCTCAAGAGCATCCCTAACCCGATCCCGATTACGCGGCCACCCGAACTGCTCGGCAATCTGCACCGTCGATGTCTCCCAAGCCTTCTGCCCCCGAGGCCCCGCCCGCGACAGCAGATAGGACACAACGAGCAGGCCGTCCGAGCCGAGCCGGGACCGATGCCCACCTTCCCGGATCAGCTCATCAGACAGGCAGGTAAAGCCCTCCCGCATCGGTGGGCCGATCACGTGAATCGGATTACGTCGACCCATGACTTAGCGCGGCCACCTTCCCATCAGCAACCACCCGCGATCAGATGGGCTACCCCGATCAGGTGAGACGCCAGCTCAATAGCCTCCTGTGGTGTCAGCAGATAATCGCGATCAATCCCTTGGCTTTCACAGACATTCAGCTTCACCTTCGGCAATTCGTAGTACCCGCGATAGGCGTAAACCGTCATACCCGTGGCATCGTCAGGAACTGGGATCGTGCTTCCCGGAGCATGATCATCGAGGCTGAAAACAACCCTGTGACCCGGGCCCCAACACGATTGGTCTGCCCGCAGGGGATAACTGGCGTGACCGTCGTCCTCGGTGCACCACGGCGCGCAGGCGTTCGTAGCGCCCGGCGGTAGCAGACTAGATCCGTCTGGTTGTACCATGGCAGAACCCTTTCGTGTGCAAGCGGTTTGGGTGCGACGCCTTCCGCTCGGTGCTCTAACACCGGGATTCACGGAAGGCGTTCGCAGTTCTTCGGTTTGATCTCCGACCGGATCCGCGAGCCCGCGGTCCTCCAGCTCGTCGCGGGCCACCTGATCGTTATGCGGCGCCACACTCACGCGCTTACCCCGCCGCGAGTGGTCGCCGCCTCCTGCTCAGCGAGCCAACGCTCCAGCTCTGAGCGCCGATAAACGACGCGCCGGCCGAGCTTGAACGACGCCGGACCGCGGCCCATATGCCGGTAATACCGCAACGTCGCAGGTGGCAAGCCCGTGATCGCCGCCGCCAACTCCACACCAATGATCTCCACCGAAACCTCCCTGATTTTCACGCAGTTTTATACTGACTCTCACGCAGTGAGCATGGCAGCGCTTGCCCTGAGTGTCAAGCAATGTCACGCTGTTCCTCATGCAGGAAGATGAGTCAACGCAGCCGAACAAAATCGTCGGCCGCAACACCGCGCAATTCCGGGGTCAAAAGGGACTGTCGCAGGCCGAATTGGCTACCAGGCTCGCAACCCAACTAGGCAAGAACAGCGTCGATCCGACGACCATCACGCGGCTGGAATCAGGCAAACGACCTACGACGGTGGATGAGCTCGTCGCGCTAGCGCAGATATTGGATGTAGACGTCAATTCGTTGCTGCACCCGGGACTAAACGCTGCACGGCTCTTCGCCCTGCAACGCACTGTGGCGCAGCTCCGCGAGCATCTAGCCGCCATGAAAGGACTTCTATTCACCGTGGACGGGGTGCTCGTTTACAACCCCGAACTACTGGAACGGCTCAGCGCCAAAGACCGTGAATTGATCGAAGGCTTATCGGAGTACTTGGCATATGACGCAGACGCAGAGGCGTAACCGCCGCAGCGGCGTCGAGGACCGCTGGACCAAAGCCAATGGCGAACCATCCGCTAGCCATGGCAAGGGAAAGCGCTGGCGTGCAAGATATGTCGATGATCACGGACAAGAGCATGCCAAGGCGTTTATCCGCAAGGTCGATGCGCAGAAGTGGCTAGACAATCAGACTGCGGCCGTCGTCAGTGGAACCCATGTACCGCCACGGGATGCACAGCTGACCGTGGGGCAGTGGTGCGAAATGTGGATAGAGGGCTACAAGGTAAACCGCGAATCGACTGTCCGGCAGGCGCGTACGCACATCGCGAAGATAGTGGCCGAGTTCGGCGACGCATCGCTTTCGGCGCTGCGGCCCTCGCAAGTGAAAGCATGGGTTGCCAAGCTAAACGACGAATATGAGCCCAGCTACGTGCACGCTCTACATTCGAGGCTGTCGCAGATCATGTCGGATGCAGTGCATGATGGTGTGCTCGCGCGTAATCCATGCTCTCGACGCACCTCGCCACCGATGGGCAAGCAAAAGCCGTATGTGGCTACCACCGAACAGGTTTGGGCGCTACACGATGCCATGCCGGAGCATCTGCGCGTGGCCGTGTTACTGGGCGCTTTCGTCGGTCTGCGTGTAGCCGAGGCGGCCGCGCTGCGGGTCGATGATGTCGACTTCATACGAGGCATCGTCAACCCTGCCCAGCAGTGGCCGGATAAGCCTCTGAAAACGGATGGCAGTGCTACACCGGTTCCGATCCCGCAGGATCTTGCCCTGCTGCTGGCGGCTTCAGTGAAGCGCTGGCCATCGCCCATGATGGTCACTCGCGCGGGGGAGTCGCCGACCGCACCGCCGTGGGTCATCGAACGGGAGATACGGCGCGCACGCACTGCGGTACCGAGCCTGCCAGAGATGTTCTCATTCCACGATTTACGGCACTATCTCGCATCGCTGTTGATCGCTTCGGGGGCTGACATCAAGACCGTTCAGGCGCGGATGCGTCACGCGAGTGCCAGGACCACCCTCGACACCTACGGGCACTTGTGGCCAGATGCAGACGAGTCCACCCGTTCGGCAGTTGGTGCTGTGATCACCGAACGGATGGACTCGCTGGGAGCTACTGCGGACGCTCTGCGGACGAAAGCCCCTTCGGGGCGAGGTCGCCGCAGGTCAGCGCGTTAGCCGATTTACACGTCGTAGTAAAGCGCGAACTACGTTCTGCGCGTTTGTAAGGGGTTGCCACGTTGGTGGC